GCCAGATGATTTTCTGTACTTAACTTCTGCAATATAATCTTTGCCATCTATATGTACTACTAGATCACCAGAATATTCGCCACCCTGTGAGCCAGATAGCGTCTGACGTGTAGTTTTAACATTTTCCCATCTGCTTATCGTGCCAGTAGTTGTACCTAGCTTACCAGCTAGTTCCTCCTGGGATATGTCACGAAAGCGTCTGGCTTGCTTAAGTTTTCTTATGAGTGTCATGTATCCATTGTTAGGAGACTTGGATGTTTCAACAAAGAAACTAAGTTGATTACTTGTATCCATCTCGGTAGCCCTTCATGTAACTATTAACTTCTTTGTCAGATAAATATCGTTTATCTATTATCTGTACACTGCCAGCCATATCCATTGCTGTGTAATGTGGATAGGGCTTGTGTCCACATTCAGCATCAATTCTTCCTGCTTCATGTGGGTGTTGTAATACTTTTAGTTGATGCATATTTTTGTCTCCAATGATTGTTCGTGTTCTTGCGACCAACTAAAATCTATGTGTCGATGTTTAATCAGTTTTCCAAACTGCACAGCAGCATATGTATCAACTCGATTGTAATCAACAGGACAAGATTTTAGCCATTCTTCAAACTCTTTCTCAAGATTCTTCATGTTGTAACTCTTCTCGCATCCATGCTTTGCATCCAGCTATGTATGCTTCACATTCTGCCGTAGTGGTATCTTCATAACCACCAAAAACAATGCTTACTTCTGGTGGGCAATTTGTTCCTGGGTATGAGGTTATCTCAGTTACTAAAGCAAATTCAGACCAGTAAACAATTTGATGATTCACTTTTCTTTTGGACATATCTTTTCCTTTCGTTAGTTGTAGAAGCCAAGGCCATAGTCTTTACTAAGCATCTTGACTACAGTTTGTCTTCGGTTGAACTCTGTTAGTGTTGGATTGTTTTTGTCCTGATCGACATGAGACTGCCAATATGTAAGACAATTATACAATGCCCAGAGGTTGCGTCCGTGTTGGTCAATCTCTTTCTCTAGGCTGTTGGTTAGATTGCTAAACATCTTGTCATTGGTTTTGACTTTACCAGTAACAGATTTGTATTTGCAGATTTTGAGGAAGGCTTGATTGACCTGGTACATATCAATCGGTGTCTGCATCCAGTCCTGATATACTTCTTTGTGATTATGAAAAACATTAAGCGCAGCCATTATCTTATTAGAAATAGCATCAACACTTACGTTGCGTGTATGTCTTGCTCTCCAAGAAGATACTGTGTGTGGTGTTGTACATCCGTTTAAGCACCACAGTCTCAAGCCTTCTGCTTGTATGTTGATTGAGAAAGTACCATCATAAGAATTATAAAATCTAATTCTATATTTTATGATATCATCTACTTTGGGTTCAATTACCAAGTCATTGAATACAAAGTCTGCGCGGAAAGCAGATGCAAATGGATCAGTAGTTTGATACTCTACTGTAATATCTTTTGGTAAACTTGTTTGAGTAATACCCTGTGCAATACTATCCCATACTTCTTTGTGTGATACAATTTGATAGCTGGATGTGTGAACTCCAAGGATACGCCCCGAGTCCTGGTTTACCACCGCCATTGCCATCTTGGGATTGGCCTGTACTAATTCATCTTCCGTGGTGGCGTACAGGTTCTGCATTTCTACAGGAAAACTTAGTTCTCCTGGGCAGTCTAAGTTAGTAACATTAAATGTGTTAAGCATTGTAGTCTCCCTTCTAAACGTGTTCTGAGTGTACAAGTGTGTACTGTGCATAGCGTACACCATTGTCACGCTCTATCATTTCAGTAATGATAACGTGACCCTGTCTACGCAATGAGTGTATAGTGCTAGACAAACGATACAGGTTGTATCTTTGCATAGCTTCAAGGCCACTGATTGGCCCCTCATTTTGTAAATGTTGAAGAATAAAATCTATTTTCTTAGCCATGTTTGAACTCCCTTCTCATGGTATATAGTTTTATAATATATCAGTTACTTTAGATTACGTTCCTGATACTCTAAGTATATCAAGCCTATAGTAATAATCAATACAAATAATGCAGCAACTAAGTCGCTATAGTTTTGTGTTGCTATTGCCCATAGACACCAACTCCATATGACTAGAACATTAGCCGAGTAGAGTATCGTTAAAATAGTATTCATAAGTTTCCTCCATATCTTCTGGTTGTAAGTTTTTTTCTTCCCATGCTTCTGTGGCACGGCGCACAAACTTCTCACGATCAAACCTATCATTGGTATGTGCAAGAATGTCTGCCATTCTTTCTATATCTGTAGGTGCAAACATCATTGGTGCAATAGTGTCAGCCATTAATTCAAAATGTTGCCTGGTAAATTTTGGAATACTCATTGTGTCCTCCTTAAGTTGTATTTAATCAATGTATGCTTTGCCCATTGCAGCAAATCCTGCTGCACCAAGTGCAAAAACACCAGCAATGATAAGCATCACTGGGTCGTGATACCCAGTAATTAGAGTTAAAAGTGACATACCTGAGAAGAACCAGGTAAGAATGATATGTATAAAAACTATAGGTTGCATTTGATTTTTTCCTTTCAAATTTTTTGTAGCCAACAACACATGGTTCAGCCAATCACCATTGTTGGAGCAAGACATACCCTCACTCTGTTCATCAAAGCTGACAGTATGGAGAGCGACAATAAAAAAAGCTGAGAGAGCGTTATGCCCTCTCAGCCTGGTTGTTATGCTGTAGCTTCGCCAGCAGCCTGACGCTGTGCTAGCCGTTGTAAGTAGGTGTTGGAAACACCTGCGCACGTTCCGATGATGCTCTCGACATCTATCTTGGCTGTGGCTCTACTCATTTGTGTAGCCATCTCTTTGCCACGTGCGCCTTTGGGCAGGCCTTCTGTGCTTAGACCCCATATCCATCTGTCTTCGTTTTGAGCATCCTCACCATACACTGAACGGTAGTGTGCTGTAAGGCCTGCACAAACTAACAACAAGTCACTTACTGAGTGCATCTTGTCGTCTGCGGCATCGAACTGCTGCTGTACTGCTGCTGGCTCTGTGCCGTGTGGGGCTTCTTCACGCATAGTATCGATGTTAGATGCAACGTCACCAGCTTGAAGCAAGGCTCTCTGGTATAGTCTTGCGATACCATTGATCTGCTGTTGAAGCATATTCTTGTAGGTATATTTACCATGTAGAGGCAACTGTGCCTCTAGTTCATTGTACATATTAGCTACTGCTACTACTGCTGAAGTTGAAACATGTGATACTTTATAAGATACTGTAGTCATGATAATCTCCTTTATAAACTACGTTTTCTACTGTGTTAGCTTACTCACTAACATACCCCACTCAGCATCTTAGCGAGCCACTGCGAGCGCTCGAGTTAATTGAGCCACGCCCCTTGCACAGCGCAAGCTGTGGCGTTTTGTGCGCAGTCGGCGCGAACGCGCCTGGCAATGCGCTGCGACAAAACGAGGGCTTAGCACAATTAACCGAGGATGCTATTGGGGGTGTATGTGGGAGTGTGTCTCCCCTAATAGGATTGGCTGCTTTAGCACAATCAAAGACAGCGCGAACTTACCCTGTTCGCCTGTCTTTGTGCCAAGCCTATGAGCATAGTGATGATTGATTAGCGTGTGTCAGCAAAAGTGGCTACTGCACGCTTTTGCACACTAAGCGGATTAGGCTTGCCAATTAATTTGGACAACTTGCGAGGATGTGCATTGACAGGTTTTTGAGAATCTGCGTACATTATATCTAAATATAGGAAACTACTGAATGTCCAAATTAACAACTAAACAGACTGCTTTGGTTGATGCGCTCGTAGCAAATGGTTGTAGTATCACTGAAGGCGCTCGATTGGCCGGATACGCAGAAGGGGAAAGCGGGAGAGTCACAGCCAGCAAGACTTTGAAGCTACCTCATGTCCAGGCGTATATGATGCAACGCGTATCCGAGACAATTGGGCTGAACGCTACGAAAGCTGTAAGCAAGGTACTTGAGTTATCAACGAGCGCAAAGAGTGAGTATGTCCAACTGGAAGCGTCCAAGGACATCCTAGACCGCGCAGGTCTGAAGGCTCCTGACAAACACATGCACCTACACGCAGGGGATATTAGCGTCAACATAGACTTAAGCTAAGCGGACTAGGGGGTCAAAAGTCGCTGACAGTTGCTAGCCAGTGGTCCCTTACAAACATTATTTCTTCTCAAGGCTCGCAAAAAAAAGACTTGCTTCTCAAATAGGTTGATCTGATAGGATGTGTGTCCAAGTCATTTCACCTGTGTGATACCAACCTTTTTGTTGAAGTATCCAAAACAAACCCTCTTGAACTTTTACACCTGGCAATAATTCAGCAAGAGAGTTGCGTGGATATTTAATTGGCACTTTGATAGATATTTTTTTTCCGTCTTTGAACAGCACTGCTCCATTGAGTGCAAGCGCAACCCTTGCTTCTTTCTTACCAAACTTATAGTCGTCTATTCCCCAAACTAACATTGTAGGTTTTTGGTAGTTTTGTATTGCTTTGGTAACAACAGAAGAATCCATAAAGAAATTACTTTTCTTTTTTGGTTTATCTTTTTTGTACAGTGATAGGTGTTCAATAGAGATTTCTGGATATATTGGATATGCCAGTGCAGACATAACTAACCCAAGAGTATAAATCTCTACTAAATTATATGTGGAAAAGTTTTTAACATTAACAGGTATTTTGTTAAGTTCATTAAGTCTATAAAGTCCAAAACTGCTAAATAGAAATAGCAGAATTACAAATCGAATAATAATTACTTTCATAAGAATGAATAATCTCCCTTCAAATTTTTTTTATTATTTTGATTTTTATTATTGTACAAAAAAAGATTATATAGGTAAATAAGAATATGGCTATATCACATGAACATTTTAAACTTCTCGCACAGCAAGCAGCTGTTTCGTTGGCAGAACGAATTGGTATAGATATAGGTAAAGCTATACCTATTACTGCTCAAACATTTACTGATGGAACTCTATCTGTAATAAGAGAAGTTGCAATTAATAAAGCTAGGCAAGGTATTTATAAAACTACCTATAATGATTATCGAGTTGGAAGTGCCGACATTCTTGTGGCAAGAAACCAGGCAGGAATGAGTTCGTTAGACCAATTAGCGCAAATTGCAAAATCTGCCTTTGATCCAGTGCAAGCAGCAAAAAATAGTTTGGGTAATTCATCGCTTCATATAGATGATAGAGGGCATTTGATTCTTGTTGATCTTTATGATTTTTTAGAAAGAGGTACAACAGGTAGTACGCGCATTGTTGATAAGGTAGAAAAACATTTTATGCCAAGTGGTATATTTCGTGTGTCTAAAGGAAACAATAGAGAAATTTACATAGACCTCGGTCCTGCACCTGCAAACCTTGTCCAACCTATGCGTAGTGCAGGTAGGCTTATAAATGCAGATAAACAATCAGAAGATTACACTCCCGAAGAAAACAAAGTGGCAGCAGATAAAACTGGCTCAAATTATTTTTCTCGTTTTTTTGATGCTATTGAAAATGAGTTATCTACAGACGCTATAGCAGAAGAGCAGATAACTACAGAAAAGTTTTCTCCAGAAGTTCTTGGTACAATTAAACATTCGCTTGATAAATTTTTTAATGCCAACCCTGATAGGACTGAAGTAGAAACAAGCTCTAACTTTCTTGGCTTTCAGACAGATACTTTAATGGATCATGTGGTTGCAAAGCGTACAGATGATGGTGGCTATCAGTTAGTAGACGCTAGTGACCCAAGTCAAAATAATAATATTCTTGTTGCTGGCAGAAGATACGCACAGGAGTTAGGTGAACAAGTTGATCAGACTATAACAGCAAGCACTGATTGGTTTGCTAATCAATTTCAAAATGACAGTTTAAAAATTGATATTAAAATACCACCAGTTATGGAAGCTGTGTCTGATGCAATGGATGATTTCTTTGGCATTGAAGAGACTGCAATGATTCCTAAGTTTAGACCAAACCCATTAACTCAATCTCGTCTTGATAAGATGAACGCAGTTCTTGAGGCAACACCATTGCCAGAAGTTGAGAAGCCAGATAATTTAGATGTGCTAGGTTTTAATGAAGCATTTGCGCGTAGTCGTAATGCAGGTCAAGGTGTCTTTACTTGGCGCGGTAATGATTATACAACTAAATATAAGGATGAGCAGGAGTTGCTAAATGGCGAAGACACCAGCATGGACACGCAAGGAGGGCAAGAACCCGAAGGGGGGATTGAACGCGGCGGGTCGGGCATCGTACAAGAAGGGGACGCTCAAGCCACCAGTTAAGTCTGGTGACAACCCTAGGCGCGCATCCTTTCTTGCTAGGATGGCAGGGATGCGTGGGCCAGAGCGCGATTCAAAAGGGAGACCAACAAGATTACTACTGTCATTAAGAGCGTGGGGCGCATCTTCGAAAGCAGACGCGAGAAAGAAAGCCGCCGCTATTTCACGCAGAAACAAAGCAAAGAAGAAAGCGTAGAAAGGGTTTTTGAAATAAAAGTGAGGTATTTAATTTTGGAGGCTATGATAGAAGAGATGGATAAAGCAGAATTAAAAGATGCGTTATCAAAGGAGCAGATAGAAGAGCTTCGTAAGATAGCGGAACAGCAGGAAGAAAACAGACCTGAAGGAGACACATGATGCCTATGGGAAAAGGAACATATGGAAGTCAAGTTGGCAGACCAGCTAAGAAGAAGAAAAAATCTCTTCTTAGTGGTAAGCAAAAGACACTACCACGTTCACTTCAAAAGCGTATCTTAGCCTCAAAGAAAAAGTAATGGCTAAGTCAAGAGTTAACGAAGCTGGTAATTACACCAAGCCTACAATGCGAAAGAACTTGTTTAATCGCATAAAAGCTGGTGGCAAGGGTGGTAATCCTGGTCAATGGTCTGCTCGTAAAGCACAGATGCTTGCTCGTGCTTACAAGAAAGCTGGCGGTGGGTATAGAAACTAATGGCACGAAAAAAGTCTCAAGAGTCTTTAGTTAAATGGACTAAGCAAGGGTGGCGCACCAAGAGTGGCAAGCCCTCTGCTAAGACTGGTGAAAGATACTTACCTAGTGCTGCTATCAAAGGACTATCTGCAGCCGAGTACGCAGCAACAACAAGAAAAAAACGCAAAGACAAAAAGGCTGGCAAGCAGTTCTCTAAACAACCTCGTGCCATTGCCAGGAAGACAAGAAGCTACAGAGCATGAACCAGATTACATCTAGCAATGGATTCTTACACACCTTAAACGATCAAGAGCGTAGAATACTCAGGACGATTGTTAAGAAGGTGCATCTTGCATATCACCCCAAAGAGTTTCAGACTGATAGAGAAGCTGACAAAATGATTGCAGTTATCGGCCCTGACGTTGTGGAGCGTATGCTTAAATTTGGGGTAGATCACAAAGTTGACGAACTTTAAATACAAACCTGATGGACAGGTACTGAAAGACTTTATGAAGGATAACTCCTTCTTTCGTGGTATTCGCGGCCCTGTTGGTAGCGGCAAGTCTGTTGGCTGTTCTGTTGAGGTGTTTCGCAGGGCATGTATGCAGGAGCAGAACAAGGATGGGATACGCCAGAGTAGATGGGCTATCATCCGTAATACCAATCCACAGCTTAGAACAACTACTATCAAGACATGGTTAGATTGGTTTCCAGAAAATGACTGGGGCAAGTTTACATGGTCTGTTCCATATACCCATCATATTAAGAAAGGCGACCTAGACTTAGAGGTTATCTTCTTGGCTCTTGATCGACCAGAGGATGTGAAGAAGCTATTGTCACTTGAGTTGACAGGCATATGGATTAACGAGGCAAGAGAGTTGCCCAAGTCTATCATTGATGCATGTACGATGCGTGTCGGCAGGTATCCCAGTATGCGTGAAGGTGGCCCAAGTTGGTCAGGTGTGATTGCGGATACTAACGCACCAGAAGAAGACCATTGGTGGTCTATCATGTCAGGTGAAGCACCAGTACCAGATTATATTAATTCTGAAGAAGCTAAGATGCTTGTCAAGCCAGACAACTGGCTCTTCTTTACACAGCCGCCTGGCATGGTTGAGAAGCGCGATGAAGATGGCAATGTAGATCAGTATCTGCCTAATAAGGATGCTGAGAACTCTAAGAATATGCTTGATACATACTATAAGAATTTAATTAATGGTAAGAGCAAAAGCTGGATTGATGTCTATGTAATGAATAGGCTTGGTGCAATCCAAGATGGTAAGCCAATCTATAATATGTTTGTAAGAGATACTCATGTTGCACAAGAAGAGATACCTGTTGCAGCAGGTATGCCAGTATTCTGTGGGCTAGACTTTGGGCTTACACCAGCAGCTATCTTTGGACAGAAGGTGCGCGGTAGATGGCTTATCCTGCAAGAGATAGTTGCCTTTGATATGGGTATAGTTCGTTTCTCTGAGATACTGAGGCAGGAGATAGCAACACGCTATGGTGCTTGCGAGGTAAATATATATGGCGACCCTAGTGGTGATTTTAGAGCGCAGACTGATGAGTCTACTCCATTTCAGGTTTTACGCGGGGCGGGTTTAATGGCTCGTCCTGCACCAAGTAATGATGTAAGTCTGCGTATTGAAGCTGTTGCCGCGCCACTTAATAGAATGGTTGATGGGCATCCTGGTTTTATGATTGATCAAAGGTGTAAGGAAACTATCAAAGGCTTTGAAGGCGGTTATCAGTATCGCCGTATTCAGGTATCTGGTGAGCGTTATGATGACAAACCAGATAAAAATAGATTTTCTCATATACATGATGCACTGCAATATTTGATGCTTGGAGCAGGTGAGGGACGCGAAGTTCTGGGTAATTCACGACAGGCAAAGGTATTTAATGCTCGTAGTGACTATGATGTGTTCACAAGAAAACCAAAAGGAAAGCGTAGACAAGGACTGTGGGCAAGGCTATAAGGAATTTAGGAGTATATTATGTGTCTTAAAGCTGTAGGTAAATTATTAGGTTTACGCCCCAAAGCACCAAAGGCTGACCCAGCTAATGATGCTATTATTCGTCAGCTTAATGAACAGGCAAAGCAAGCTAAGATAATGGCTCAAGAAGCTGCTGCAGAAAAAGCAAAATTGAAAGAAGAGCGTTTGCAACAAACTGTTGCACGTAAACGCAAAGGCATAGGTCGTCGTTCATTAATTATGAGTGGCAGTAGTGGAGAAGGCTTTTTGCCAGCAGCAGTGAGGCAACCAACCGATGGTTAGTTTTGCAATGGGCATAGGTAGTTTATATGGTGGCATGCCAACAAGCATGATACAGTCGAGCACTACACAACCTAAAAAAACAACAAAACCTAAATCGCTAGTAATGCCAAGAGGTGTAAGTGAAACTTCGCCAGGTAATTATAAAGATTCAAAAGGCAATCAACTTATAAAACAAGGAGATCAGTTTTATACTTTGCCTACAGTAGCTGATAGTGCATTTGGATATACTACTGTACCTACCCTTTATAAGCCGCCACCTGAAACCAAAAAAGAAAAAGTCGAAAAAAAGCGTATTGGAATAGAGGCGGCTGTAGGTTCAAAAACTCCAATTTTTGAGGACTTGCCTCAACCAGAAGAGTCGCCAATAGAAACTATACAAGTGCCAGAAGATGCAACACCAGAACAAAAAGAAGAAGCTAGATTAAAAGAAGAGGCAAGGTTTCGTCAGCGTGAACAAGAACGCCAAGCTCGTAGAAATCAACTTAGAACATTTTCAGGACAGCGCAGAAGTTTATTAAGACCTGCAGCAAGAAGACCTTACTATGCATAAAGATTCTGCAAAATATTATCTTGAGAAGTATCGTAAAGCCAAAGCTGAAAGACTTCAGTTCGAAGAGTTGTATGAAGAGTGTTATGATTATGCCCTGCCGCAAAGAGCAGGGTTTCATTATGAAACAAAGGGACAGAGAAGAGATGACAAAATATTTGACGAAACTGCAGTCGTTGGTGTCCAAGAGTTTGCATCGCGTCTACAGGCTGGGCTTGTCCCTAACTTTGCACGTTGGGCAGATTTTATCGCAGGGTCAGAAATGGCTGAAGAAGATGCTGACGAAGTTAACAACGAACTCGATAAAGTAACTGAGTATATCTTTGAAATACTTCAGAACTCAAACTTTAGCCAAGAAGTGCATGAGTCATTCTTAGACCTTGCTGTTGGCACTGCATGTTTGATTGTTGAAGAGGGTGATGCAATCAACCCTATACGCTTTAATGCTATACCACTACCGCAGCTTGTGCTTGAAAGTGGCCCCGATGACAGAATTGATCATGTCTATCGGGAGCGTGAGATACGTTGTTCTGATATACAGATAGTTTATCCCAGGGCTGAGTTGCCTCCAGAAATGGAGTCAATGATGAAGAACAACCCAGATGTAAAGACTAAGATTATTGAGATTGTTTGCAGGTTGTATGAAAAGCCAAACGAAGAAAAGTATGGTTTCTTTGTTATTGATATTGACCGACAAAAGATGCTTTTCATGGAAAACTACGAAGGCGTAGGCTCTAATCCATTTGTATGTTTTCGGTGGTCAAAAGCTTCAGGTGAAACATATGGGCGCGGCCCATTGGTAAATGCATTGAGTGCAATAAAAACAACCAATCTTACCATTGAGTTAATACTTGAAAACGCACAGATGGCTGTATCTGGTATCTATCAAATGGATGATGATGGTATTATTAATGTAGACACAATCAATCTTATGCCTGGCACTGTCATCCCTAAAGCCCCCGGCAGTGGCGGCCTACAACCAATTCGTGCTGCTGGTGACTTTAATGTAGCTAATTTAATCTTAAATGATATGCGTAATAATATTAAACGTGCGCTGTATAATGATATGCTAGGCGACCCAAACCGCACACCAGCATCTGCAACAGAAGTTGCCGAGCGTATGGCTGACCTTAGTAGACGTATTGGTGCAGCCTTTGGAAGATTGCAAGCTGAGATGGTGCAACCCATTTTACAGCGTGTGGTTTACATTTTACGCAAGCAGGGGCGTATTGAGTTGCCTACTGTCAATGGTAGGGAAGTAAAAATAAAAAGCATTTCTCCTCTTGCGCAAGCACAGGCAAATCAGGATATAATGGCAGTAAGCCGTTTCTTAGAAATGGTGAATGGAATGTTCGGGCCTCAGTTAATGAACTTGCTTGTGTCTTCGGAAGAAACAGCATTGTATTTAGCTAAAAAGTTTGGTGTACCCGATCATTTGGTAAGGGATATGGCAGAGCGTCAAGCTGTAATTGAGATGGCGCAAATGCTACAGCAATCACCAGAAGGGCAAGCAGCAATAGATGGCACGACACCTCTCTCTTGATGGCTTTACACGCACAAAAACAGACGACTTAATTATATCAAGAAACATAGAAAGTCTGTTTAAGTCGCCTACTGGCGAAGCTGTCTTACAATATTTACGTTCAATAACCATTGAGGCTGTATCAGGCCCCAATATTAGTTCAGAAGAATTGCGTCATATAGAGGGGCAACGCTACCTTGTTGGCCTAATTGAACGGCGCATGAAACAATCGGAGAAAGCAAAAGATGTCGGAAGCGGAAGCACCAACAACAGTGAGTGATGTAGTCTCAAGTGAGGCTGTCGAAACACCAACAGAAGTACAAGCAGAATCTGTAGAACGTCCACAGTGGCTACCAGAAAAGTTTGAGTCACCAGAAGCGTTGGCAGAGTCATACAGTTCTCTTGAAGCTAAACTTGGTAAGGGTGAAACAGAGTTACGAGAAAATATAATTAAAGAACTTGAGGAGCAAGCATATGCTGAGCGTCCTGCAAGTGCTGGCGAATATCAAATGCCAGAAGAGATACCTGATGACTTTGTTGTAGACAATGAACTTTTAGATTGGTGGTCCAACCACTGCTATGAAAATGGTTTTAACCAAGAAGAGTTTGCATCAGGTCTTGAAGTTTGGCAGCAAGCAATAGGCGGTACACAGCCAGACATACCTGCTGAAACTGCAAAGCTTGGCGA